GGAAGTTTTGAAAAACGTGGTTAAACAACCCCGGCCACTCAGGGAGCCGGGCAAGCCAGGCCTGGTTCCGGTTCCCGACTTGGATCAGGCGCACCCTGAAATCGGGATGGTGGTAGTCGAGACTCGTGGTCTCGGTGTCGATGGTGATGTACCGCTGGCCTTCACACCAAGCGGTGAAGTCGGCTACGTCGGAGCCGGAGTGGATGAAGCGGTAGAGGTCGTCTGGCATGTCATGTCAGAAGCGGGACGTTAGTGAATGCGGCCCCACGAGTGGCGAGCCAGTTCTCGATTTGTTGTGAGAGTTTTCCCACTCCGAGAAGCTGCGGTGAATCGAGGGTGAGCCAGAGCAGATCGAGTTCCTCGGGAGTGGCCCCGCTTGATGCGAAGCCGTACTGAGTCCAGTCGTCTTCGTCGGCCCGCCCGATGAAGTCCCGGCGAACCTCACGGTCGGGCTGGCAGATGACCAGCCATTGCGGATAGGCCACACCGATGTAGTGCCGCCATCGGTCGTAGGGCAGAGCCTCGGCTTCCATGCTCCCGGCCAGAGCAATGATGTCGTCGGTGTCGAGGTCTCCGAGGTCTTTCACTGAGGTAATGGTCTGCCGGTGCAGCATGTCGATCAGGGGGTTATCGGATGGCAACACCACGGTCAGCCCGCCCCGAGATGCCAGGAACAATTCCATCATTTTGAAATTGGGCGAGAGCCGGTAGCTGTCCTGCTCGATGAGCGGCTTCCAGTGGTGGTCGATGACAACGAGGTTTCGATCTTGCCCCGGTCGGTAGGTCGCTATCTCACCATCGAACAAGTCTTCGGCGGTCTCTTCGATAAGGGCGAACTCGGCTCGTTTCAGTAGCTCGCCAGCTAACTCGTTGAGCGCTCTCGGCTCGCCGCCGGTCAGGACGGTAAGCAAGGTGCCTTGACCTCTTGGGGTACAGCCGCCCTACGACCACAACGAGAGCACCAAAAGACAGCCCATCCCGGCCAGAGTTCCTTCCGCTGCCATTGATGAGGTTGCGAGGCCACTAGTGAGACCGTGCCTTTCGTTTGTCAGCCTCGTTTTCCTTCCGAGTTGCCCATCGGAGATGGTTGCCATTTACACAGCATCCCCGGTTGCAGGAATGAGCCGCCTCTAATCCCTCGGGCCTCGGGCCATGAAGAGCGGCGCAAGCGAGAGCGTGTGCGTATTGCGTTCGGCCTTCAAAGACAAAATGACCGTGTCCGTACTTGCCTTTGGCAAAAGGCCAATCGATGCACTCAGTCTCCCCATCCTTGGCTCGTTCGATGGCATCTCGGAGAAAGGTGAGAGTGTCGCCATAGAAAGTTGGTTGTCCTGCGAGTGGGTCGCCGTACCGGTGCCATCTCATGTAATGCGGCGAACACATTCCTCGGGCTTGATGTGGTCGGCTGCATCCTTCAACGGTGCACTCATAGAGAGTGGTCGTGTAATTCACATCTCCATGCTTGCGCCAGCGGTTGTAGTGCAGGGAGCACATTCGTCTGGCTCTGACGTAGATGGGCCGGTCGCAGTCGGTCACGGAGCACATTATACACTCAAGAAATTCGTTCAACCCTATAGGCCGCATTGATGTCGTTATCAATCTCGGAGACCTTTTCCAAAAGCTCGATGGAGATGCGGGGGAGATGCCGGGAGCCGTCACGCTTCCGATACAGGGCGGCGACTATCTCATTGGGGTCGGTGGCGATGGTGGCCCAATACCTCGGTTCCTCTACGAGAAGCTGCGTGAAGTCGTAGGTGTCGGGCACGCAGTCGTCGTATTGATACCCCTCGTCTGGATCGGCACCGGCATAGGTGTCTTGGAAGCGGGGGAGCACACCGAGAATGTGAGGACAACCCGGCATGTGAAGCACGATGGACATACCGAGCTTCTCAAGGACGTAGCTCCCACCGTTGGTTTTGAAAAGCGATAGGTCTGTCCACCTCGGCGACTCGGGCCTGCGGGATGAGACCTTGCCGAGACAGATGCCCTCAAATTGAATGAGGCGATTCCCGTCACGCACCTTCCATTCGGCAACGGCAAGGCTCATGGCGCGGCCTTCTGTCTTGATGTCGAGTCTGTCATGTCGGTCTATTCCTTACAAACGTCTAGGTGATGAGCCTACATCGCTTTCTTCAGTGCATCAGCTAGGAAAGGTTGAGGATCAGTGCCGGGGTGCCTTACTGCCGGGAGCGCCACTACTCGCCCCTTGCGGTGCCAGTAGAACGAGAGCACCGAGGCACGCACCGGAACAATGGTGTGAGCCGCTGTGCCCTGGTGAACATAGATGGCGTGTTTTGGAATAGCGATGACCCGCCCTTCCAAATCTCGATGACGGCCATGCGTGCCTCGCTGTGGTCGGATAAGCGACTGCAATCGTCCGGTCGAGTAATTGATGCCGGTTCGGTTCCTCGGAATCTTGCCGGGGCCGGGTGCCTCGGCGATGGCAATGGCGTTGGTCTTTATCGTCTTGCCGTACATGTAGCGCCCGGTCATCCCCTGCCAGGATCGGAAGGCGTGATGAAACGAAGACGGGTCAGCCACGAAGACGTAGTTGAGCGGCACGTCAGATTCGCTCTTTCAAATCCTTGACGAGTTTCATCTGCCCGAGAGCCTTGGCACGTTTCTTGATGTGCCGGACGACTCGGGCACGGTTCTTGGCACGACCTAGTGCCTGAATCGCTTTTTTCAAATCGGCTACATCCTTGATGGGATAGCTTCCGTCCTTGAGTGCGATCCCTCGCTTGGCTGCTTTCTTCCGAGTCTCGGCGTTCCAGTGGGAGGTCGCCGTCGCCATGAGCGAAAGCCCGTGCTCCAACGGGCCAGCTTTTTGAATCTCGGCTCGGGAGAAATGAATCGGGTATCCGTCATCCCATAGGCCGCTCATTGCAGCAAGTCCTTTAGCTTCCCGAGAAGCTCAAATGTCTCTTCCTCGGTGTGGGTCTCAAGTAGATCGTTGACATCGACGTTGACGTAGAGCGACCCGGCACTGAACTCCATGTTCCGTATCTCGGCGGCGAGTTGCTCGGTCTCAGTCTCGGCCTCGGGCTGTTCGTTGTTCATTTGCGAGTCCTTCCCTATGGAACGCCGATGGTCAGACTGAGGGTCGTGATTTGCAAGCCGCCGGTGTTCATAAAACTCATCGTGAAATCTTTGAATAACCAATACGAGAGTTGCTCGGCCCACGTCCAGAGGCAGTCGGCATCCTTGTCGGCTTGTGCGGAGATGGCATTGATCTGCTCGACATCGTTGGTGCCGTCGTCGTTCATTTCGTAGGCACACTCCCGAGCCAGGGCGATGTTGATGGTGGCGATCTGCCCGTACGAGCACGTCTGCCCACCTTCGTTGATCGGCTGCGCTGCGGCCTCGGTGACGGCTGCGGTGAGTGAAGCGCAGGCAATGACTTGAGTGGCGTACTGAGTGAAGGTCTCTTCCGGTATCACAAGTTGGCAAGTGTCAACGGCGTAGTCAGCGAAGTCCTTGCGAAGCTGATCGGCGTATTGCAATGGGGTCACGGTGTGACCTCGCAGGCTCCGTACCCGACTTGTTTTGAAAAGAGCCAGTGCCCGTACCGGAGCGGGTCAATGGCCTTGCCCTTGGGCACGCTCCGACGAGCTATCGAAATCCACGAGTCGATCCGAGAGATGCCAACGAGTCCCTTGTCCATGAAGTCACCGGGATCGAGCAGTGTCCACGAGACTCCTTGTCGGGTGATGGAAGTGATGCGCTCGGGGAGATTGCATTTCTTGCCCTCGGTGATGGCGTTGGCGTACTCGGTTGCCAGCGTGTAGACCGCGGCCCGAGCGCCGGGCGGGAGGTTGCTGCCGATGGTGTAGACCACCCGAACCCGCTTCGGGCAACCGCAATGCCACGGCGTGTTGTAGACCCGGCCACCGCACGTCGCTGGACAGATCGAGACCTTGCCCGGCGAGATTTCACACCAGCCGGTGATGTTGGTGCTGGTGCTGTCGCAGTTGTGCATTTGCTGCACCGACTGAATCTCGGTGACGGGGCCATGACTGAGGATGAAGTCGCATTGGTCGCCCCGAAGACTGAAGGTGTCCGACCAGCACTCTTCGCCGTGGTAGTAGTTGTGGGTTAGCTCATCGAGAACCCACGTCGCTTCCAGACAGAGGGCGTCGATTTGCTCGGGGGTGAGGTCGGGATACTCGCTGGCGAAGAAATCGAGTTGTTCCTCGGTCAGCCAGCACGCCGTCTGTGGGTCTCCCGGTGGGATGGGGTCAGGTGAGGCAATGACATCGAATGAGGCCGAGAACGAGCGGTCGAAGCTCACTCAGATGTACCACTGCCCGGCGACAAGGAAGGTGAGCGGAGCGTTGGGAGCGGGTTCAGTAAGCGCCTCACTCACCGTGATTGCCGCTGTTCGGTAGGCACCAGCATCGATAGGGATGGCGGTGATCTGCCCACGCATGAGCGCACTGCCCGCTGCTCCAAGGACGAAGTCGGCGGGCATGGTCTCGGTGTTCAGCATCCCGAAGGGCACCGGCTCCCCGTCGCTGGTCATTTCGGAAAGGATCAATCCGGTAGCAGACATGCCCCAATTGGGAACGGTGATCTTCCCGGTGGGCGGGGTGGTGTCGGTCGAGTATTCAAAAGCGAGTCGAGTGACCACGGTGTGAGCGGTTTTGAAAAGCTCTTCCACGATGACCCGCATATCGGCGGCTGAGATGTTGCCGTCCGGCTCATCGGGGAGCAGAGCTAGTAGGTCATCGAGAGTCATCCTTGTGCTCCATCTTCTGAATCCGTGATGGGCGCTGTGTAGATGTGGGGAAGCTGGCTCATCAATTCGACAATCTCCATCTCCAACCGAATGTTGCGATGCCGGAAGGCGGCAATTGTATTGGTCTGTAAAGCGATGTATCGCTCTAGTTCAAAGACTCTTGCCTGTAGCTCTTCGACAGTCGGAGTCGGAGCATCGGGCATGTCGATAATGGTGGTCTCGCCGTTCTCGTTCTCGATCATTTTCAAAAACCTGCCTCGGTCAGTCGGTGGTCTAGTTCTCGGATTGCCGCCCACAGCACGGCACTCACTTCGTTGCCCTTGATTCCAAAATTGCCCGGCTTGCCTTCGACGGCAGTGGGGAAGACCGCGAATACCTCGGCGGCGTTCAATCCGATGTGGTCAAGGCCAGGCGCATCGGGGTCTTCCTTCCATTTGAAATTAATCGGAGTGACCTTCCGAACCCGATCCATCACATCG